TGTTTGCGATTGTCGAAGCAGGCAACTGTGCTGCCTTACACATAAATCTAAAGTTATTGGGATCCCAGTCTGCGTTTGCCGCAGCAGTTGGGAACGTGGTCAGTTCTACCTCAAATAGATTGGGGCGTGCGCCGCCCCCCACTAGTGCTGACTTAAACTGAGAAATAGTTTTATTTTCTCTTGAAGTTGCCATGGTTGCTATCCTCCTTTAGTTATTTAGCTCTAAGATCAAACTCTGCCGACCACTTCTTCAAAGTCAACGCCAGTTCGCGTTGCTACGAAGGTGAGTGTGACATAGTTAATAGACTTCGCAGGCTTCAGGAAGATATCTGCCCTGAACTCATTGTTATCAATGATATCAGGAGTGTTGTTTGTTGTGTCGCAAACAACCAGGAATCCGTAGAGTCCTCTCTTCGCCTGAACATCGCGGAGATATGGTTCGACGATGTTTCTAAAGTTTGCTCTGGTCAGTTCGTCGTTGAGTTCAAAGAGTTGTGCCTCTGCTGCCTTCTGCAGTGCTTGCTCGACTGTCAGGAACAGACGGCGAACGTTGATTCTGTCGAAAGCGGAAGCATAACCCAGAGCAGTCTTATCACCAAAGAGGAGAGTTCCCAATCCAGGTTGAGTAATAACGGAGTTAATTCTCTGTGGATAGAGTTTGTCTCTTTGTGCTTTATTGGGGTTGTAAGCAAGTTTAACAGCGTTGTTAATAATACCGCGCTGTTGACCTGCGGGAGAGAACCAAGGATAAGCAACGATTGAAGTTCTAACCATCAGTCCAGCAATGTCACCGTTAGTTGGGACATAACGGAACTTATTGTTGAATCTATCGTAGGTGTACTTGTAACCAGAATCAAACACTGCGTAAGAGGAAGATTGCAGTGAACTGAAGAAGTTGATCAGGTTATCAGTTTGAGTATCATCATTGGTAATGTTAACCAAGTTTGCTCTATGGCAACCGATCGTAGCAACACAATCTTTTCTGCTATTTGCGATAGAGATCAGTTTGTTTGCTTTTGCCTGTGACTCAAACTCATTGTTGAATCCACCAGGACCCATGATCAGGTAATCAACTGCGATTTCCTCTCTGTTGGAGAAGAGACCGTATCCAGTCATCACACTTCCAAGAGAAGGACGCATTCCACCGTTGGAGGAATAGTTCTCACCACCAGTCAGGGTGTATGAAGTGTTACCAATCGAAGCAAAGGTTACGCCCTGAGCATCTTGGTTCCAGAGACCGTCTCCAGTAGAGATGGGAACGAATGCTGTTGACTTAACACCAGAGTAAGTGGTGAATCCAGTTGCTCTAGGAGCAGTTCCGTGATAGGTATCGATTGCGTTGGAGGGGTTGCCACCAGCATAGATGTACTCGGAGAAGTCTGCGAGATAGGACTCGTAGAAGATTCTCTGAGGAGCATTTACATTAGAGATTGCATCTTTTGCCTTGGAAACACTGACGTGCTTCTCAATGATGTTTCCTCTGATGCCAGTGATTGTTCCAGTGTCATCAACAACTACGATGTGGGCAGCATCGTTGTATCCTTGTCTATCAGATACGTATACGTTAGTGGTAGGTTTAGGAGCAATTTCTTTCCAGAAGATGGTTGCGTTACTCAAACCTAAGGTTTGTTGATCATACCAGTCAATCGCACTGGTTGGTGTAACCGCATTAGACGCAGACCCACCAGTATTAACACCAGCACTGTTTACATATCTCAGTGATGATGTTGTCTTAATTGATCCGAAGGTTGTTCCTTCAGCATAAGTGATTTTTGTTTCAGTTGATCCACCACCGACTGTTTCTACACGAGAAACCAGTTTAACATCGATAGTGCTATTTCCAGCACTAGCATCAGTTTTGATACCGGTGATGATTCCCTTGAGGTATCCGTTGAACGCTGAAGTTGTTCCAAGACCAGCGATAACTACTCCAGAAAGAGAAGCAGTAACACCATGACCGACCACAGCACCCTGAGCAGATGGGTTAGTGGTTCCGATACCGATGATTTGGTCTGCCATGTCGTCAATCCAGCAAACCTTCATTGAGTTTGCCCAACGACCTGGGTTCTTAGCAGCGTAAGTGAAGTTTGTTGCTTCAGTGTAGTTATTAATATAGTCGTCGTAGTTCTTGATCTTCAGAGAACTGGAGTTTGCTGCAGATACACCAGCATTTGCGTTTACCAGTGAATCGCCATCAACTCTGACAACTTTAAGAATACCACCGTAAGTCAGGTAAGAGGATGCGGTCATCCAGTACTCATACTGGGCATCAGTTGAGAGAGGCTTACCGAAGTACTCGATAAGTTCTTGCTCAGTTGTAACGTCGATGGGATCTTCGACGGGTCCAATTTCAAAAGGTCCTGCAATAGCACCAATATTATCTAAAACATTATCAGCTCTTCCTACTGTTAAATCAACCTCCCTGACTAATACGCCAGGAGATAATTGAGGAGTTGCCATGTTTTTCTCCGTAGTCTCAGTTTATCTGAAATTATTTAGAATTATGAGCACTTTCAGTGGGGAAACATGGCGTGAACTACCAATCTGGATAATCCCAATCCAGAAATGGTGTTTGTTTCTTTCTAGTATCTATAATTCTTTTAATGGTACAGTCCTTACATTCATATGAATATGATGACGCAACTGCTCCTCTGTTCTTTCTAGTTCTATAGAAACCATCAATCAAGTTTTTAGTTTCACCACACGTTCTACACTTCCTATCTTGTAAAAGAAGATGTCCGAGTTTAATCTGTCCATCAAAGTCCATTATGAGAGATAGTCCCACATGAAGGATCTATCGCCATACTCATCAGTGAACCATCTGTCCCCATCCTTATCAACAAAAGTATCATCATCAAGACCATTGTTCATAAAACCGAATGGTGCCATGTCCTGTTCGATTTGATTCTTTTGTTCTTCGTATAATCTCTTTCTTACATCCTGATCAGTCAACTCTTTAAAGTAGTCCATCTGGACTAACCAAGCATAGATGACAAGACACATTGCTAGGTCATCATTACATCCTTCTTCTGCTTCAAATGAGTTGCTCTTGGAAATGAACGTAGTCAGTTCTGAAATAATCTCATAATCATTAAACAATAATTTGTCACTCTCAATCATTGCTTTGAGATTGAGTGCTCCTACCTTTTTAACCGTCTTACTCATCTTGACACCAAGTTGTGTCTTCTTACCAGAGAAACCCTGTCCAACAATCTGACCTGCTCTACCTCTCATAGAACACATCAGTAAGTTTTGATATTCTAGGTCATATTGAATAATACTTGCTACTTGATCTCCAATATCATTTACCTCACATAGGATAAATGCGTTATTATAATTCTTTGCTACATCATAGATGATGTTTGGGAACAACATCGGTTTAATATCATTGTTCCTATATTTGGCAACAACGGTATGTGGGAACTGTGTAATATCAATCACAACAAAAGCAGAGTAATCCTCACCCACTCCTCTTGCCACGTCAACAGTCATCACATAGTCATGTCCTTTTATTGTTGGTTGATATACATCTAACCCAGCATTTTGTGTGATTGGCGTTTCATACACCAATGATTTCAATTTACTTGGAGCAATCAGTGTATCAACAGATCCAAGGAACTCACACTCAAACTCAATCTTGAACTGTTGCTCTGAAGTGTTTGCGATTGTCTGTTCTTTCCAGAGATCATCTCTACCAGGAACCTCTGACCAATGAACATCAGTTGGTACATATTCATTCTTACCTTTCTCCGCATCATGCCACATGCGGTAGAAATGATTCATTCCGTGTGGCGTCGAGACAATAATAACTTTAGTGCTTTTACCAGAAGTAATAGTAGGATAAACAGAGGCAAAAAACGAATCAGCAATATGATTTGGAACGAATGCAAATTCGTCCAAAAACAAAATATTGAATGACATTCCTCGAACAGCTGAGGCAGAAGTTGATGCAGCCAGGATTTTGGAACCATTTTCTAACTCGATATTACCTTTGTTCCATACTAAAATACCCTGCTGCATCCATTTTGGCAAATTCTCATATGCCGTTGCTAGTCTACCCAACAACTCTCTTGCTGTGGATGCTTTGTTTGCTAGGATGCCAATATTTACACTATCATTAAACAACGCATAGTGTAAAAGGTAAGACACAACAGTCGTAGACTTACCAGTCTGTCGTGGCATCTTACAGATATTAAATCTGTTCTCATGGAAGTTGTTGATCAACTTCTCTTGGAAATGATATGGTTTAAACGGGACCAAACCCTCATCAAGAGAAACGATTTTGACGTATCTCTTTGCGAAATAGACAGGATCTTCCTTACACCGAACAAACTCAAGAACTTGGTCTTGAGTAAATTCGATGGCAGTATTTGCCTTCTTTAGATTGGGATTGCCAAGGTATACATTATCTGTCATAAACTAATCAGCAATTCCAAGCTCTGAGAGATTTATTGATTCTGCTATCTGGATCTCTCGCAGTTTTAGCAGAAGTCAACTTCTTCTTCATACCTCTCATTCTCGCACAAAAGCTCTTTCTACGAGGGTTCCCAACTTTTTTTGAAGGTGCTTTAAGATCGCTTCCTGGGTTTTCACGCTCATACGACTTTCTACCTTTTTCATTCAATCCTCCAGATTTGTTTTTACCTTCTTTTTTGGTCCACGCAGCACCTTCAGTGTAGAGAAGTGGTTCACCTGGATTATACTCAGAAACTTGATAACTTGTAACTTTGCCACCAGGATAGACTTTTTCAATTTGATCCTGAACTTCTGCTCTGCTTGGTTTAACAACAGATGGGAAGAACATTTGAATGGAATACATTCTACCTCTGAAGGAGAGGAGAACCATTACAATGTTACCAGTTCTTTGTGGAATCCTCTGTGCCTCTTTTACTAAATCGGGGCAAGATTTTTTACCATGAACTGGGCACTCCTCACCTTCATGGTTATGAGCACACCCTTTCTTCTCATCAATCTGTTCGACCTCTTCTTTCTTGACGCAGTTTGGATATCTCTTTCCAAACATTGTCTTCATACCTTTCTTCTCATATCCCTTCCAGCACTTCTCATCGAGTTCGTACTCAGTCTCTTCTTTCTTAGACTTATTACCCCAGTTGGCAGCACCGACCTTACGGCACTTCACAAGGGCACCAGAGGCGTATGCAGAG